CCGGCGCTGTTGTTGGCCTTGCAGGCGGCGTGGTAGGTTTTGTTGGAAGTGCCGGTGGCGGTGTGCACCACCCCTGTGCCGGCGGCCGGGTTGCCGCCATTGAACCAGGTGCCATTTTGCCCAACCCACACATTGCCGGTCGAAGAATCGAAAGCGAACATGCAAGTGTCGCCGGATGAAAACGCGGTCCCGGTGTACTTGAGGACATTGCGTTCGTAAACTTTGCCCTCGTCTGTGACGCAGATTTGATCCGCACCAGACCCAGCGGTGCCGTTAAACGCCTTGAAATCGGCAATCGTGTTCTCTGCCAGATTGTGCTGAACCGCTACCCCGACCGCCGTTCTCCCCGCCGCGCCGGGGGTATCGAATTTCGCCTCGAAGTAAATCTTCCGATTGGTGATCCCCTCGTCGCAATAGGCCCCAGTCAGGTGCGTGGATGCTGCGTCGGCAATCGTCCGATTGCTATTGCTGAGTGTGGCCGAGGTGCTCTTGTTTTCAGGTGAAAGCGTTCTCTTGCTGTCGCCCCATGCCGTGAACCCGCTTGGCGGGGAATACGTCTGCGTCTTGCTCAACAACTGGATGGTGGATGTGTTTGCATCGGCAGTGTTCCATGACGCAACAGGGTGCCATCCCATGCCATTGGCGGCAGCAAACGCAATCCCGGTACTGGAACCGACCCCATACGCGGGCGTTGTTCCAGCCGCAGGATCGCCAGCGATATAGACGCCATTGCGCGAAAACCAGATTTTGCTGTTGTCCAGATCAACGGCGACACCAATCACCCCACCCGCCGCCCATGCCGCCCCACCATAGGGGGGGGTGGCATAAGGCGTCCCGATTCCGGTTGAATACGTGGAGTTGGTGGCATCCACGGCGTAATAACGGGCGCCAGCCGCCCCCGAGACGACCGGCTCCCATACGCCGATACCAACGCCGCCAGATGTAAGCGCCCCCAACTTGAGTTCAAAGTACCATTTGCCGCTGTACTTTCTTTCATTCACCATTGTCTGCCCGCCCGTACCGACAGGCGATATCGTGCATGTCAGACCATCCGCGGAAAGCACGCCATTGGCGGCAGTATTTCCCGGGTCGTATCTCATGCCTGCCCCACGAATGCGACCGGGCGCGTGCCGTCGCTGGCGAACCCGCCGAGCGTCGACAGGTTGTCGGGGAACAGCCACACGGCGTTGTTCCTCTGGTCCTTGAGCGGCGGGAAGTTGGTCGGTTGCGTCGCTGCCGGGTCCGCAGGCGCGTAGACCATCGCACCGTGGAAGGCCAGCAGGTTCAGGTTGAGGTTGACGGGTGGGATCGGGTTGGAAAACGCCTTGTTGATATCGGCCCGGATGAAGTCGCCCGTCTTCGGAAGCGCGCCCGTGAAGCGCTGCGATCCGACAATCAGGTTGAAGGTGCCGCTCTCGTCGTTGTAGGCGGAATATGCGGGAGGGTCTTGTACGCCGCCCGTGTAGTTGTCAATCGGGGCACCAAACCCCGGAGGCGTTCCCTCGCCACTGAAATCCGTCCAGCACGCGCCGGGCGGGGGCGTTCCATACGCCTTGAAATTCCAGTTGCGCATCAGGTACCCAATGTCATGCCACGTCCATGTGGTCTGTGATGCCCCGGATTGCGCCAGCTTTGAAAGCAACAGAATGCCTTCGCGCTCGCCATCAAGAAGAAGAGCCGCCGAATAACTGGATTGCGGACCAGATCGGTAGACATAATCCACATCGAGATTTTCAAGGTTTCGATACATTTCCGAGTGCATGGCCGCCGAGCAGCACGAAAATGCGAACACTTCTGCGGGGATGATGTTGGAGGTACTCGTCACGCCATTGAATCTTGACGTTTGCGTCTCGTAATCCTTGGTCGTTGATGCCGTAGCGCCGACGCTGGTGTGATTGGATGTGAACCCGCTTTTGACCCCGGTGAATGCGCCCTCCACCAATCTGAATGCCGGTTCGCTTGCCAAGAATGGTGGGTGCGTCGGGTCCATCGGAACACCGCATCGCGTTGGCGCCGCATATGACCCTTTCTGCCTGATTGGACCCACTGCGCCGAAGTAAATCAGCGCAGTTGCGTCCGTTGTAGTGACGGCCGGAAACGCCGTCACGCCACTGTTCTCATACCGGGTAACGAACTCCGACTCGCCCTGATAGAACACATGGATCGGGCCGGCGTAGCTCCCGGTCAGGTCCGATACCAGGATGCGCGGGATTGCAGACCACTCCCCCACAACCCCGGTCGGTATCCACATCGGGTCCGTTGCGGGAAACACCACCTGCCCGCTCTCGACCATGCTGATGGCGGCGGCGGAAAGCGTCGGCGCGTTGTTAACCATCGTGATCGTGAAGTCGATCTTCCAGCGCTTGGTGTCGTAGTGAAGTCCGGTCGATGCGGCGGTCACGCTCTGCGCGTGAAGGCCTGATCGGCTGAAGGCCCATCCATGCTCGGTATGGAAAGGGGTTGCGGCGTAAGCCGATGCCACTGCGCCAGAGGTAAGCAACCGGGTGACCCCTGCGCGTCCAGCGTTGTAAGCCCATTGCAGGCTCAGATCGGTGCTCCCGGTTGCAAGGTACTTGCGGACCAGGAATCCGTCGCAGCACTTGCCGGTCCACGATACAGGCGCGGCAAACACGCCATCAGCACTGATCTCCACCACCCAGTAGCGGTTCCTCGCTGACTGCGCCGCGATAGCCGCGCTGCTGCCCTCATTGGCGGGCGCTTGATCGAGATACTCGACAATGCCATGGGTCTTCGCCCAGTTGTAGGAGAACACCGTGTTCACGCCTCTCGCGTGGGAACACTGCACCGCCATGCGCATCAGGCCGGAGAACATCGCGCCGGTCTTGGTCCCGCTCTGCACCTCGGCCGGCAGCTTGACCTGTTTGGAGCGCACCCCGCTGCCGATCACCTCGGTCTTGCCGTCCGAGTAATAGGCCAGGTGCGCGGCGCCGGCTTTCTTGAGCAGGAACGGCGCCAGCTCGGCGCAGCCGCCGCTGGCGTTGACCCACACCTGCGCTATCCATTCCCCCGGGATCAGCGACTTCGCCACCTCCACCCGCAGTTGGGCGCTGGCCGCGCCGAAGCTGACGACCTCGTTGCGCCACAGCGGCACCGGGATGTTGCGCTGCTGCATGGCGTAAATGTGCCTGCACCACATGCGCCCGATCGTGAGCGCCGCCCCGGCGATGTCGGCGTTGCCGTCGAAGCGCCGGACGTGGATGCGCAGCATCAGGACGAGGTGAGCGTGATCGACGCGGTGACCACCAGCTGGTCGGTGTTGGCCACCGCCTTGGCGGTCGAGAACTGCGCCGCCGACAAGAGCTTGCCGGTGGTGGCCGACTTGGCCGAGGCGCTGGAAATAAAGCCGCCGTACCAGGTCTTGCTGGCGTTGGCGGTAAACGTCGCGGGGGCGGCGGTGTTGGTCAGCACGCCGCCGGCGGCCGCCACCACGGTAAAGGCCTGGCGCGCCGCCTCGGCATAGGCGGTCGATTCGGTGGCCGAGGCCGGAAACGTCGCCGCCGTGTCGGCCAGCACCGGCGTGTAGTTGCCTTCGAACAGGCCGATGTACCAGCTGGTCAGTTGCGCGACCCCGCGCACCGAAGTGTCGAGCAGGTAGTTGAGCCCTTCGGTGGGCATCAGGTTGTGGACCACCTCGTGGTCGAGCAGGCGGCCCTGGCGGTAGTGCTTGACGTCCCAGATGAAGCCGACCCGGCTCAGTTCGGCCAGGCCGTCGTTCTGGTTGATCGCGCGCAGGGTGTCGAGATCGAGGATCAGGGGAATTTTCATGGGAGGCCTCAGAAGGCGGAGTTGAAATCGGTGGCGTTGACGGGTGGCTTGGCGCTGCCCGGGGCGAGCGCCAGGGTCTGGCGGTGGCCGGCGGATTCGCGCAGGATCGACGGTGCCCAGCCATAGGTGAGGTTGGTCTGCACCCGCTCTTCCCCGAGAATCTTGAGTTCGCCCTCGCTGGTACCGCGCACCCAGCCGCGGTGCGACAGCCAGGCAACGTCGTTGTCGTCGAGGATGTCGACGGCCTTTTGCATCGGCGCGGAGAAATCGGCCTGGCGGTCGAGGGTGAAGTCCTCGGGCCGGTCGCCGCGTAGGAAGTAGGTGCCGGTCAGCGTCACCAGCCACACCCCGCCGGTGACGGCGCGCATCACCTGGATGGTCGAGTCCATCATCGCGTAGCCGCTGGACGGGTCGTAGAGGCCGTAGTTCAGCGGGTTGGTGAGGAACATCACGCTGCCGGCCGCGATCAATATCCGCCCGCGCCGGTAGGTGAGCAGGTTGCCCGGCGGCGGCTTGACCAGAAAGCGGTTGCGCGCCTCGCGGCCGGTGGCGGCGGTGGACTGGATGGTGTAGGTGGTCGCGCCGACCGGCACGCTGCCGTGGTAGTAGGCGATGGCGCCGTTGGCCTGGCTAACGTAGACGTTGATGGTGGTGATGCCCTGCCCGGCCGGCGCCTGCTGGATCGAGGTCAGGTTGAGCTGGCAGTTGTCGCTCGGGGTCGTGACGAAGGTGGCGAGGCTGGTGCCGGATTCCTCGCCCAGCGCGGTGGCGTAGGCGCACAGCACCTGGTACTGGCCCTGCGGCAGGACGCCGCCGGATGCGTAGGCGACCACCGGCGCATTGGGCACCGCGAAGCCCCACGGAGTGCTCACCAGGTTGGCGTCGATGCGCCCGGTGTTGGTGCCCTCGGTCCAGTACACCGAGCCGTTGACGTTCTCGTAGGCGACCCGCGCGCCCAACTGCAGGCCGGTCTGGAGGGTGCCGAAGGTGTTCTGGACCGGGTTCCACCACTTGAGGGTCGATCCCTCGACAAACAGAATCACGCTGCCGAAGCCGAACACGCTGTGGGTCGGCGCGCTGGACGCATAACCGCGGGTGAAGCCGGGCCGTTGCCTTGCCCGGCCGTCGGTGAGGATGTCAACGTTGATCGCCTTGCGCAGTTCGTCGCGGCCCAGCGCCGGGTCCGGTGCCATGGTGTTCAGGCCCTTGGGCCAGGGACCGAACCGCGCGGAACTGTCCATCAGTACGACCCGTCGGCGCCGTCCATGCCGTACTGCTCGCGCGCCCATTCCTCCTCGAAGGCGGGCGAGCGTGGCCCGAACTCCGCCTCGAACATCGCCAGCGCCGCTTTGGCGCGCTGGGGATCGTTGGTCTCGGCATCGCGCTTGCTGTAGGCGCGGTAGAGCATCCAGAAGCGCAGCGAACGGTGATACGCCGGGTTGATTTCCGGCACGTCGCCGTTCGCGGCGAGGTCGGCCAGCGGCAGGCGGGACACGGTGAGATTCAGCGTGTCCGTCGCCGTCGGTGTGCGGAACAGGCGGATCGCCTGGGTCTGGTAATCAGCCACGTAGTCGGTCACCGGGCCGGTCAGCGCCTCCCAGCCAGGCGTGAGCGCATCCATGTCCGCCAGGTAGCGCCGCGTCAGCGGCTGCGACCGGCTGGCGAGTTTTACGCGGCGCACGCTGATGACGCGCAGATCGAGCGCGATTACCGGGTTGTTGATCGCCACGGCGTACTGGCACACCGCTGCGGTGGCCGAATCGCGGATCAGGCGCGCGCGCCGGCAGGCCTCGTTCTGCGCATCGTTGGCGTAGTCGGTGACTTCCGCATCCGACCACAGGTAAGGAGCGCTCTGATCGTCGGTTTCCTGCCGGAACAGCGTGTTGAGTTGCAACAGCGTCAGACTCACGGGACTGCCCGCCTGTCACTGCGTGACATCCTCCCCGAGGGAGGATGCGCCACCGTCCGCCGGAACTGCTGCACCCGTTTCCAGCCTTCATAGACCTTCAGCACCGCCAGATAGGCCTCGTCCGGGTCGGTATTCCACTGGCAGATGGCCGAACCGGTTGGCTCATGGATCGGGCAGTCTCCCTTGCCGTAGTGCAGCTTGTGGCAGGGGTAGCACGGCGTGTTCTTCGGTTCGATCGCGGTCGTGTTGACCCAGTGCTTGGTCAGGTTCTCCGCCGACGAGTGCGACAGAAACACCAGCTTGGCGTTGTCCTCGAAGGCGACCGCGTTGAGCACGCCGGTTTCCGGCCCGACCACCAGATCGACTTGCTGCGCCAGTGCCAGGGTCTGGCGGATCGACAGCTTGGCACTCATGCGACGGATGCGCGATTCCTTCTCCCAGCCGCATTCGAGGATCTGGCAGGCCTCGTCGCCGGTGAACACGATGCGCACCTCTGGCATGCTCACCAGCATGCGCATCAGGATGGTGTCCTGGTGCGGGGTGAACTTGTGCACCGAGGAGCCGGAGAGCGCCCACAGCACGTTGAAGGTGGGGTCGAACACATGGGCGCGCCCCTGGGCGATGAAGTCCAGCGCCCAAGCCCGCTCCTCATCGGACGGGTAGAACTTCGCCTCCGACTTGTATGGAAGCCCCGCAATGTCGGCGGTGAATTCGAGGTAGTTCCTGCCCAGCGCCTTGCGCCGCATGGCGTCCGGCCAGTTGAACGCGATCCGCCCCGGCATGGCTAGCAAGGTGCCCTCGACCGACTCCGACAGGTTGATGAATTTGTCGAAGCGCCGCGCCTGCGCCTTCCAGAACGGGCCCAGTTCGCCGTTCGGCACCTGGTCGTTGTCCTGCAGGAACCACGCATCGATGTGCGGGTCGTGGCGCAGGATCTCCTGGCCGCGCGGCGTGGTCATGAAGGTGACGTGGTAGCCCTGGCGCTTCAGTTCGGGCAGGATGTTCGCTGCCTGGATCTGGTCGCCGAAGCCGCCATAGCGCACCACGCAGGCGGTTTTGGCCGGCCGGGGATTGCGGAACACGTTGACGCACTCCGCGTCGGCCCGCTTGCGGAACACCTGCAGGAACGAGTACTCGTTGCCGCCGTCGCGCTTCTCGCTCACCAACAGGTCCCACCCTGCCCCGCACGCGGCCGCGACCGCCGCCATCGCCTGCGCGATGTCCTTCTCCACAAAGTCGTGCTTGTGGTCGCAGTTCGCGCCGGGCTGGCCGACATTCGGATACAGGTCACGGTGCGGCAGGTACAGCACCAGGTGCCCGACCGGCTTGATGACCCGCCACCACTCCGCCAGCGCGGCGCCCGTGTCGGCCACATGCTCCAGCAGGTGCGACGAGAACACGAAGTCCATGCTGGCGGACTTGAACGGCAGGTCCAGGCAGTCGCTGGTGACGTCCGGTTTCATCGGAATGCCGAACAGGCCCGTATCGGCCAGACTGTCCACGCCGATGAAATGCGGGTAGGCCTTGGACGGCCCGCAGCCCAGGTCCAGCCCGCGACCGCGAGTGTATTGCGCGATCTCGTACTTGACCTTGGCCGCCTCGTTGCCCTGCGGTGCGTCGGCGCTCCATGCCATGGCGGCCCCTATTGCGCGGCGAGCTGGGCGTCCACTTGCGTGGTCGTCGCAGCTTTGGCCTTGCCCTTGAGGGTGATCGTGGTGGACTCGATGGCCGACGGGTCGGCTGCCCCCGCGTCGGCCAAGCCGGCGTCAGCGCCCACCTCGATGCCACCGGCATCGAAGTAGGCCCCGTCCTGCTCGTAGCGCCGGCCCGTGAGGTCGCCGAACAATTCCCCGTAGGGCTTGCTGCGATCGAGGGTGCGCGCCATGGTCAGTTGCCCGATCCAGCCGGCATGGCGCTGGTGTGGCCGGAGGCCTTGACGTCCGGCCCGTCCGCGCGCAGGTAGGCGTCGCTCGACTTCATCATGTCCTGCGCGTCGCTTTTCGACGAAGCCGTCATCGGCGCGATGGTGAAGGTGAAGTCAGTCGACATGCCGCCAGCCGACATCTGCTCGTCGGCCATCGGCGCGCTGATGTTGGCCTGATCGGGCGCGACTGCGTTGTTGCCGGGGTTCATTCCCATTTTCATGGTGGTTCTCCTTGAGGTGAATGGTGTTGCTACTCAGTTGGGTAACGGTCAGCGCGACCAGCCGCTTGGCCGGCCAAGAAATCCGCCTTGATCGAGCCGCCCGCCATACTTCTGGTCGGGGGCGTCGATCCCGGCATCGGTGGTTTCCGGATCGGCGATCCGGATAAAGCCGCGACGGGCGGCCGCCACCGACGCGGTCATGTTCAGCGGCATGTCCGCCGCTTCCATGTCGGTGGGGTTGCAGGCCGCCAGCGCCTCCGAGGTTTCGCTAGTCATGCGATGCCTCGCGGTCAGGCGGTCTGCACGGAGTCAGGCAGGGTCTCGAACTCATACGAGACCACGCCCTTTCCGGTCACATCCGCGCCCTGGTTCAGCTGGATCACGTCGCCGGACTGCACCTCGCGGTTGAGAATCGCGCTCTGGATCTGCGATTGCGCGGCCGACGTGCCCGCCGTCATGGTCCCCAGCGCGGTAGTGACGGTGCCGGCGATGTGGTTGATGACCTGGGTGTTGTTGGCCGCCGAGGTGCCGGCCGTGGTGACTTCGTAGAACACGCGCTTGAGGCGGAACTTCTGGAAGCGCATGAACTTGGCGTAGGCCTGGTTGGCCCCGCCGATCTCGCCCATCGGCGCCTCCTGGCGCACGAGGTAGTTCGGATGATCGTAAGGCATGGTGTTTCTCCTTGAAGGTTGACGGCCGCGCACCCCGCAGGGCACGCGGCTCGGTCAGCAGGCGGACATCAGGCCGCCGAAGCCCATTTCACAATCCGCGCGTTGCGGCTGTTGTTGGCCGCGTTCAGCGCATGCACGATGCCGAAACCGCCCATGTAGTACCAGGCGATGCCGCGCGAGCGGCCGAAGTCGGTCGGGATCTTTCCGCGCATTTCCTCGGGGATCACCACGCCCTCGGCCACCGTGTCGGCGCCGAAGAAGAACGCCTGGTTGCTCTTGCCGTTGGACCAGTTCTCCTTCGAGATGTTGGTCTGCTCGACAAAGCGCGTGGTCTCGTGCCGGCCGACCTCGCCGTTCAGCACCAGTTGGAACCCCATGTCGACGTACTTGCGCACCTGCTCCAGGTCGTTCTTGAAGTTGCGCAGGGTCGAGGGGTGGGCGATGGACACGTAGTCATCCGCCATGTAGGGCGGGATGTTGCGTTCCTTCATCAGGTCGACGATCGCCTTCACATGCCCGTTACCAAGCGCGACGTTGTTGGTGATCGTGACCGTGCCGTTGGTGGTAAGCGTCACCACGTCCGTCGCCGTGCCGGAGGTCGGCGCCACCGTGAGCGGCGTGGCATTGAACTGGTTGTAAGCGGCGATATCGAACGCCTTCTTGGCGTCGTTCTTGAGCACCTTGGCGATCACTTCCTTCACCGGGTGCAGCGACAGGTCGTCGAGCTTCTCGGTGTAGGGTACCGAGTTGCCGTACTCGGTAATGGTCATCGTGCCCTGGGTGATGGTGTAGTTGGTCTCGGGCATGGTGGTGGTTTCCAGCAGGGTGGTGCCCTGCGTGGCCACGTCGGAATAGACGTTCCAGTGGAACTCCTGCCCCTTGCCCTTGCCCTGCACCGCGGCGTCCTTCACATCGGCGAACTGCCGAAACTTCACCAGCGGCTGGACCACCACGCGCAGCACCTTGGAGAGCGCAGGGCTCCACATGTAGCCGCCGAGAGTGTTGGTCAGCCAGACTTGTCCGGTAGACATGGCGTGTTTCTCCTAAATGGGTGTTTCAGTCGGTCAGATCTGGCCGCGCGCCTTGCGCATCTGCGCGATGACGTCCGAGGTGGTCTCGGGCGTGTTTTCATCGGAGAGCGCGGTGGCCGCGATCGAGCGGCCTTGCACGGGGTCCAGGTCCTGTTTGGCTTTCAGCTTGTCGGCCCGGGTGGTCGAAGCGGGTGCCGGCGTCGGACGCTCGGAAGCCGGGGCCGACCAGCCGAATTTCTCGTAGAGCGCCCGGCCGGCCGTGCGGATCGCCTCGGCCATGGGCATGCCGCCCGTGACGAGGTGGTTGATCCGCATGTCGGAGAGCGTT